CTTGGTGTCCATCTTGAAAGTAAATCCTTGCTAACATTTTTCCTTCTTTCCGGCTGATATTTTTAAAGAGCTAATAATGTTGACAATGGCAAGGGATTAGTTTTAAACTTGACGCTGTTAAAAAATTAAAGCGGTCAAAGTCTAATCCCTTGCCTATCCTGTCCGATATTTGATTGTCAATAATGCCATAATACACCATAAAATAAGGCTTGTCAAGTAGCAATATGAAGCTGATATATTGATGGTATAATAAAATAATGCCGAAAGTTAAAAAAACAATCCGGAACCCTTATGGCTTATCAACAAAGCAAAGCCTGGTCATTGCCGATATAATCCAAACCGCTAAAAATGGCGAAAGAGTCAATCTAACAAAAAGCCACGCCAAATTTTACAAAGACCCCAGTCAATTAGCATACCAAAACTACAACAAGCAAGATTTCAGAGCCGCATTGATTGCCGGTTTAGCTGATAATGGTATATTGGGCAAAAATGGTAAAGTATCGCAAAAACTAGCCGAAGGCTTGGAAGCAACAACCGAAACGAACTCAATAGACTATAAAACTCGCCTGGCCTATATTCAAGAAATAAACAAAATACTCGGCACATATGCCCCGGAAAAATCTCAATCTCAATCCGTTCGCTTTAATCTTGATATACCGCCGGATCAAATAAAACAAAAAATAAAGAGCTTAGAGAGTGAACTAGGGAAATAATAAGTAAAACAAGGATAAAAAGAGTAACAAGCGGCAAAAAGGTCAATATAATCGGGTCATCCTCATCAAACGTGCCTGTAAGCCTCTACAATGCCCCTAAAACGGCTTCTGGGGTTCAGTCGGTACATTGTATGCTTCCTTCATAATACACCACCCTATAATCGCACTACAATGACAAGTAGCCACAATCCTATTACATATTTACGCACACAATAACCTATAGCATGACAAGAGGGGGGGGTGGGTATGGGATGGGCTTGGGTTTTGAAAAATATATGTATAACCCCTCAAGAATACGGGCAATATTTTTCTAATAAGGTCGTGATTTGAAGCTAAACTTGACAGGTATGACATAAAGTGGTATATTCGGTAGTATATGTCAAAAGTCGCTATTTACATTCCAGCCATGAAACTTAATGTCATTGACCTTTACTGCAAAGAGAAAGGAATCTCCCGTTCTGAACTAATGACTAATTGTACTCTCTCTTTTTTAAATTCTATCCAGAAGCGTATTCTTTGTGAATTTCAGGGTTGCCGCCAACCAGCCATCGGCAAGTATAGAGTGATGATTTATAATTGGGAAAGCGGCGAAGGGGAAAAGACGATGAATCTTTGCCAATTCCATTTAGACAAAGCAAAAAAGGAGGGAGCCAGTGTCAACGCAGCAGATTGAGGAATCTTTACCCAACAGGAATTTAGCCAAAGCGGTGATGGCGTTAATCGGAAACCGCAAACGGATACTGAGTAAGAGCTTTTCGCCTTACGCCAGTTTCTTTATCGGCAACACGACTATCCAGTTGGGTTTGCGGGAAGTGATTGTTGGGGATGTCAGCTATAAATTGCCTAAACCTAAAGATGATACTCGGAGGTAAGAAACACAAGGAGTGGATTAATGCCCGCAAGAGGCTGGAAAGAACCTACCTTCTTAAAGGAATAACCCGTTGTGAGAGGTGCGGTTCTGCCTTTGGTCTTTCCTTTCATCACCTAAACAAGCGTTCTTCGGGCAGGGCTTCACACACTTTCAGGGGGACAAGGCTTCTTTGTCTGTCGTGCCACGAGAAAGCGGAGTATGACGAGTTTATTAACAACTGGTTAAAAAAATTGCGATAGAGTCACGACCTATGCTATAATCTGTTTTATGAACGAAATCACCACCAAGCAACTTCAGAACCACATCGGCTCATATCTTCAAAACCTTCCTCTCAAACTTACTAGACGGGGCAAACCAGTAGCGGTAGTTCTTTCTTGGTTGGCTTGGGAGAAACTGGCGGATTTAGCTGAAGGGGAAGGAAGGCTGACCAAAGGTTTAGCTGAGGGTAAATGTACCGATTGTAACCGCTGGACAGAATCTTTCATTAGAGGAACTTATCTTAAAAAGAATTTCAAACTCTGCCGAGCCTGTTTTGAAAAATTAAAGTTAAAGATTAGCAAGGAAGGGGGCGAAGTAACCATTGAGTGAGGATTATTGTATCGCTTGTAAGCAACCATTAGCCTTCCTGAAGATAAACAGCAAAGTTCCCTATGTCTTGGTCTGCGGGAACGAGAAATGTCCAAGGTGCGGGTTAATGTCACTTGCCGGACTCAAACTTAAACCAAATGAAAATACTGGGGATAAAAAAGTTCAATCGGGAAATGTACAAACATCTGAAGGAACTTCCGATTCTGGTCATAAATGAACGGGAGAAAAGACCGATATTTATTGTACTTCCACCCGACCAAATTATTATAGATACTTTAAAAGGAGGTGACACTGAAAATGGAATATCCACCAAAAATCTTAATTAACCGCCAAAAAACAACCGTGGAGTTTAGGTGTGGCGGGCAAATATTTATCTTTAAACCTGGCGAGAAGAAACTCCTTGACGGATTTGTTGCCTACCATGCCCTTAATGAGACTAAGACTGGCTTGGAGGAATTTAATGAAGAAATTGAACAAGAAGAACTGGCTAAGACTAATGCGGTCATGCCTGATTTTAGGGGTTTGAAATTTCAAAAGTTGGTTAGTTTAGCCAAAGGCGATTTCAAACCAGGCATGAAACATGAGGATTTAGTTAAATTATTAGAGGAAAGATGGCAGAAACGGCATCAGGAGATAATCTCCTCAAACAATACGAATCCTTAATGCTCCAAAAGAAACTCAGGGGGCTTGAGGATTTGTATTTCTTTAATCGGTTTATCCTTGAAAGCAGTGAGGAACGTAGAAAAATGCTCGTTCCTCATGTTCATGGTGAGTGGGCGAAGTGGTTTAAAAGTACTCCTAAAAGGATAAAGCTGATTCTTGTCCCACGAGGTTGCTTCAAAACAACCTTTTTTACCGTGGGTTGGTCGCTTCAACAGATAGCAAGGGACAGGAACAGTCGTATTCTTATCGCCAACGCCACCTTGTCAAACTCGCAGAAGATGTTAAGCGAAATTAAAAACCACATTACTTCCAATGAAACTTTCAAAGAACTCTATGGAGAAATGTATGACCCCAAACTTAAATGGAGTAACAACGAAATTGTTGTTAAAGGCAGGGCGGTTGGTACAAGAGAATCTACCGTAACAGTAGCAGGGGCGGGTGGAAATATGGTTTCTCAACATTACTCTTGTATTCTTTGTGACGATTTAGTAAATGACATAAACTCAGGCACGAGGTATTTAGCCGACAAGATTATTGACTGGTGGAAAAGGTCACTTTCCTTGCTTGACCCGAACGGTGTCATGCTTGTGATTGGAACACGTTGGTCTTACTACGAACTTTATTCTTACTTAATGGAAAAACACCAAGATGAAATTGATATGTATATTAGAGGTGCTTACAACCCAGATGGAAGTTTGTATTTTCCCGAAAGGTTGGGGGCGGAGAAATTAAAAGAATTAAGAGAATTTCATGGTAGTTATTTCTTTTCTTCTTTTTACTTGAATGATCCTGTTGATGCGGAATCTGCTTTGATTAAAAAGGAACAAATTAAATACTATGGCACAGGGGAAGAAACGCAAGTTCCTGATAACCTCGCCATCTTTTCTGTTTGTGACCCTGCCGTTTCACAGGAAGCTACCGCCGACTATTCAAGTGTTACTACAGTTGGCATAGATTGGCAAAACAACTGGTATGTTTTAGAAACAAGGCGTGGCAGGTGGACAACTGGTGAACTTATTACCGAACTTTTCGCTACTTTTAAAAGGTGGAATCCTATTACCATGAGTATTGAAGTCATCGGTCAGGCACAAGGGTTAATGGAACCGATTTATAATGAAGAAGAAAGATTAGGTGTATTTTTGCCTATCGAAGAAATCAAGACAAGAAGCATGATAAGTAAAGAAGCCCGTATTCGTTCAATTCTTCAACCGAGATTTGAAAGAGGAAAGGTCTTTATACGCAGAGAGATGGAGGAACTAGAAGATGAGTTACTTCGTTTTCCCAAATCCAAACATGATGATTTAATTGATCCTCTTACCGATGTGGAAATGATAGGTTTTACTCCCGACAAGATAGAAGAAAAGAAACAATCAAATGGGGGTTACCTGGAAAGTAAGTTAAAAGAGATAAACAAACCAAAAGAACCAATTGATGACATTTTGGGGGAATATTGGAGTATTTTATTTTTTCTAATGTTTTCAATCTTGGGGAATATTTCTAACAGGTGTTATAATTAAAACAAATGGACATACTACTTTTTCTTGTTGTTATTGTTCAGCTTTTGGCTTTCCTTTGGGAAGAACATAAAAACCGCCAAGAAAGAGAGAAACTTGAGATGATGATTAAAAGTAAAGATGTGGTTGAGTTTAAAGAGGCGGTTGAACCACCACCTGAACCAGAAGAAATCCCTGAACCAACTCATGTTCCCTTGGACGATGTTCCATTAGAAGATTTAATGAAAGCTAAAGATTATATCTAAAAATGATAACAATTAACTCACGAGGGAAACAATGGAAAAATGCTTCCGACGAGGAGAAGATGGGTTATTGTGATTCGCTTCTTGAAACCGATAAAGCCGAAAGGGCCATTTACGATTGGGAATGGTACATGAACAAGATGTTCCTTGACGGACACCATTATGTCTATTACAACAGTGTCACTAACTCTTTAGAAAGACCCCCTAGAAAACGAGGGGAAGTCAGGGCGGTTGTCAACAAACTGCGGGCTGTTAATAGAGCTATACGGAATTACATTACTCGGCTTGAGCCTAAATGGGAGGTTATCCCTGGTGATTTAGATGAAGATACTATTACTAATGCCCGTAGATCGGGAAAACTTCTCGATTATGTCTATCGCCTACTCCACTTGGAGGGGGCTATCGGCGGGATTGTTGATAGTATACTTAATTGTTCTGTTGGTTGGGTAGAACTTGACTGGGATGAAAACGCTCACGACGGAATGGGTGAGGTAATGGTTAAACTTCACGATACTTTTGATATTTGGATTCCAAGGGGAGCAACTTTCTATGCAGGAAAGTTGGTTAGTCACCACCTTGCTAAGACAGTCAGGAAAACCTTGGATGAAATCGCCGCAGACGAAAGATACGATGAAAAAACCCGTAAGAAAGTCCAGAAAGATGCTGAATTGGCCACTTCAAGCATGAAAGCAAGAATAATCCGCAAGGAATATGGTTTTTCCGATACCGAAAAGATTGAAGGGGCAACGGTTAAGGAGTTTATG